TATACACCGCAACCATTTAGCCAAAAATCAAGCCAAGAAGGACTAGCTTTAAAAACATATCAAAGTGACTTATTCAACAACTGGATTAGTACAGAATGGATTGACGGAACAAACGGAATTAATGCAATTACAAGTATTGATACAAGCAGTGGGGAATTTACAATCGACACACTACAATTAAGTAAGAAAGTGTATGACATGCTTAACAGAATCGCAGTAAGCGGAGGAAGTTACGATGATTGGCTAGATGCAGTATATACACACGAAAGAACAAGAAGCGTAGAAAACCCTATGTACCTAGGAGGACTAATTAAAGAATTAACATTTCAAGAAGTAGTGTCAGTAGCTAGTTCAACAAGTGGAGAAGAAGAACAACCATTAGGAACTTTAGCAGGTAGAGGTATTTTAACAAAAAAACACAAAGGTGGTAAAATTAAAGTAAGAGTAGATGAGCCAAGTTACATCATGGGAATCATTTCATTAACACCAAGAGTAGACTACTCACAAGGAAATAAATGGGATGTAAACTTAAAAACAATGGATGACCTACACAAACCCGCATTGGATGAGATTGGGTTCCAATCGCTCATCGCTGATCAGCTTGCGTGGTTTTCGACAGATTTAACAGCAGGACACGTGCCAATCTATAAAGAAGTAGGAAAACAACCAGCATGGATAAATTACATGACAAATGTAAACCAAGTTAGGGGAAACTTCGCAGAAGAAAACTCACAAATGTGGATGACATTAAATAGAAGATACGAAAAAAGCGCAAATGGAATCGAAGATTTAACAACATATATTGACCCAAACAAATTTAATCACATCTTTGCAGATGCAAGACTAGATGCACAAAATTTCTGGGCGCAAATCGGAGTAAACATTACAGCAAGACGTAAAATGTCAGCTAAATTAATGCCTAATTTATAATAACAAAAGGGGGAGAAATCCCCCTTATAAAAACTAAAAAAATGTATAAAACACCAAAATACTCAAAAGGAGGATTTCAAGTAAATAATAGTATTGAAGGAGAAACTCTAGAACAAAAAATTGAAAGAATAACAACTAATAAAGAACCAATAAAAGACGGAGCACCACTAATCTACACAGATAGAAAAGACGGGGTGCAAGCAGGTTATGATATTAGAACAGATAGATTCGAAATAGCAATAGATGCAATGGACTATGTAGCAAAAAGCGTACAAGCAAAAAGAGACAATAAAGCAAAAATGCAAGTAGTAAAAGAAGACAGCGGAGCTGAGCCAACACAAGGCAACGGAACTGATAAATAAAAAAATTTAACATAGCGGTACGCATGTGTTCTTATATAACAAGAGACAAAGTACCGCTTTAAAAAAGCGCGAAAAAAATGGGAGCAGAACAATTAGGCATGGGAATGCTAGGAGGAATGTTGGGAATGTTCGAAAAAGAACAACAAAACCAACAACAAGAAAGACTGATGGATATTCAAAAAGCCAATCAAATGGAATTGAATAAACAAATGCAAAAAATACAACAAGAAAATTGGGAAAATACCAATTACGATGCACAAAGAAAACAAATGGAAAAAGCAGGACTAAACGTAGGACTAATGTACGGAGGACAAGGCGGAGGAGGTATGACAGTGTCAAGTGGAAGCGGTGGTAGTGCAAGCGGAGGAACACCAGCACAAGCAGGAGTAGCAAGTGGCATGGCAATGCAAATGGCAAACTTAGCAGCACAAACAGAAGTAGCAAAAGCACAAGCAAGAAACTTAAACGCTGACGCAGACGTAAAAGAAGGAAAAAACCCAACAGGAGAAGCAAATTTAGCAAATACAGCAGCTGATACAGCATTAAAAACATTTAATGCAAAAAATGCAGAAATACAAAGTAATTTAGGGCAAATGACTTTTGATGAGGCAGTAATGGGACTAAAAGCAAACTATGATAAAGCACAAAGTGAAGCAAGAATAGCACTAACAAACGCAAACGTAACAGAACAAACAAAAAAATCACAAATAGAAAAATACAAAGCTGAAACGTTAAACGAAGCATTTAAACTAGCAGTAATGAAAAGCGGAATAGACGTAAATCAAGCAACAATCAAAAAAATGGAAGAAGATATCAAAATAAGTAAATTCAATGCAAATACAAATGCAACATTTCAAGGAATTGACAAAGTAGCAGGAGGTGAACTAACAAAATTAATCAACTACCTATACGGAGAAGCAGGGCAAGAAGATAAACAAACACACAAATTAAAATAAATGTGTCTATATCCAAAATTAATAGAAAATCGCAAATATAAAGCGAATAAAAAAAACGGCGGGGATATCCCCGCCGTTATCGATAAAA